ATATGGCTCTGACCTGCGGTTATGTACTGTGTGACTAACGTCACATTATCAAAACGGGAATTGGTCTAAATTTCCTGCCTTATATATAGTAGGGAGTAAAGCGGGAGATAGTCCGGTTTACGAGCTGTACGCTACGGGTGAAACCCTTCGCGTAGCCCCCTAGGGCGAAGCGATCAGTACCACTAAATACGGGATAATTCTATTCAGTATTGAATCTCATTATGTGAGACAATCAGCTTGGTATAAAACTTATACTGGGTACATTAGAAATGTACCTGTAGATGAATCTTCATAACCTACTGGGTAGGTTCTTAAATTCATCCTCAACTTGGTATAAGGAATCTGTGATTCCGGCCCGTCTATTCCGGCGGATGAACACAGTTCATCTAGCAGACGCTACCGCGTCAGCCCTTTATTTTAGGAGATTACGTGGCTGATAACTCAGCAGATATAGCCAAGCGTATTATCCTTGGATGTGTAGCAGAAGGTATGACTATCGATGCGGCCTGTGGCAGCGCCGGTAAGTCCATCAAGACCTACGAGTACTACCGTCGCACCGATAAGGTATTTGCAGACAAGATAGATCGAACCCGCCTTGGTTTAAAGGAGAAGTCCTTTGCATCCGGCGACGTTCACGATATCGACTTCGTGGAGTTCCGCCAGAAGTTTCTGCACAGCCAGACCTTCCCGCACCAGAAGAACCTCATAGATGTTATCGAAGGCCGTGAACCTTCGTGGTTCCACCCCAGTATGAAATATGAGCCAGGACTTGCCTCAAACCGCGTCCTGATAAATATTCCGCCAAACCACGCCAAGTCGATTACGGTCACCGTCGACTACGTTACCTGGCAGGTAGCACGTAACCCTAACTTCCGAGTACTGATAGTCTCACAGACACAGCAACTTGCAGCAGACTTTCTCTACGCCATCAAGCAGCGACTAACGCATCCGATGTATGCAGAACTCCAGAGCGCTTATGCAGCTGGCGTAGGGTTTAACTCTAAGACGGCCTCTTGGCAGGCAACCCGCGTCACCTTCGGTGATGAACTTCGTGAGTCTTCCGAAAAAGACCCGAACATTGAAGCCGTCGGTATTGGCGGTCAGATTTACGGTAAGCGTGCCGATATGATTATTGTCGATGACGCCGTTACTCTCAAGAACGCTAATGAGTTTGAGAAGCAAATCCGGTGGTTAACCCAAGACGTGCGTTCCCGTCTTAACCCTACCGGTAAGTTAATTATTATTGGTACACGAGTAGCCTCGGTAGACCTATACCGCGAACTTCGCTCTGAGGATAGATACCCAGGCGGCCTTGTCCCTTGGAAGTATCTAGCGATGCCAGCCCTGTTAGACGCAGATGAAGACCCCGACAAGTGGGTTACTCTTTGGCCCGCCTCAGATGCACCATTTGATGGACAGGCAGAATCTGATAAGAACGATGACGGTCTATACCCACGTTGGTCTGGTCGTAACCTTTACAACGAACGTCAAGCGATGGATGCTAGTACCTGGGCTTTGGTCTACCAGCAGCAGGATGTATCTGAGAACGCTGCCTTTGACCCCGTATGTGTAAAAGGCTCCATTGATGGAATGCGTAAGGCGGGCAACTTAGTTGCAGGCCACCCAGGACATCCACGAGACTTAAACGGCTTTACCTACATCTGTGGGCTAGACCCTGCGATGATTGGCGATACCGCAGCTATCTGTTACGCCATTGATAGATCAACGAGCAAGAGGTACATAGTAGATGCTATCAAGATTAGCCGTCCGTCTCCAGCCGATATACGTAATCTTATTTTTGATTGGACATCCCTATACTCACCGTCCGAATGGATTGTCGAAAAGAACGCCTTCCAATCCTTCTTAACGCAGGACGAAGGCATCCGTATGCACCTAGCATCACGCGGCGTGCAGTTTAAGGAACACCATACCGGCTCTAATAAATGGGATGCCGGTTTCGGTGTGGCATCTATGTCTACCCTCTTTGGTACTAAGCAGTTTGATGGTAAGCACCATAGAGATAACCTGATACACCTTCCATCAGATCAGACCGAGAACATTAAGGCTCTGATAGAGCAGTTGATTACCTGGACTCCAACGACTAAGGGTAAGACCGATATGGTGATGGCACTATGGTTCTGTGAAATCCGAGCACGTGAGATGCTCAACTACGGCAAGTATGCCACCCACCATATGAAAAACCCTTTCCTCTCTCGTCAAGAGATAGGCAAAAGAACAGTGATTAACCTAGAAGAAGCATTCGCAGAGCAAAACAAAATCAGAGTCATATAGGAGACATAATGAAGATACGCGGAGAATCAGGCGCTGTTCCAGCCAGAGGTAGCGGTGTATCTGGAGGCAAGGTGAATACTCCTAAAGTTTCAACTAAAAAAACAGATCCTACTGCTGCCTTAAAAAAATCTGGAATTGAAAAACTTACTAAACTTAATAAGACAACAAGTGAAGCCCATATTCTTTCTGCTGTAAGACAAGGAAAAATAACAGCAAAAGAAGCAGCTGCTATTGATCCTAAAAAATTTGGTATCTTAGTAAATCCAAAAATTGTTTCATCAAAAACTATAAAGTTAAATTAAGGACCCCACATTGTTATCAGTCAAAGAAGTTGACGCGAAACTATCGCGGCTACGCCAGCGGTCAGCATCACGCGACCAGCGTATGCGCGACGTGCTTTCGGTACGTCAAGGAGATATTTCAAAAGTATTTCCATCTATGTTCTCCGAGGACTATCCTAAGCCTCTCGTTGCCAACTTCATTGACGTAGCAGCACGCGATCTAGCAGAAGCGATGGCGCCACTGCCATCCTTTAACTGTTCAGCAACTAATATGGTTTCCGATACGGCCCGTAAAGCTGCAGATACTCGCACCCGTATTGCCAACTTCTATGTATCAAACTCTGACCTACAGCTCCAGATGTACACTGCAGCCGATTGGTATAACACCTACGGTATGTGCGTTGGTATGGTTGAGATGGATTACGACGACAACAACCCACGTATCCGTATGCTCAACCCATTTGGTATCTACCCAGAATTAGACCGATACGGCAGAACACTATCTGTCACTCAGGTTATTATTACCGATGCAGAGTCTTTGGCAGCGCAGTACCCAGAGTTTTATGACCAGATTCTAGGTCGTAACCAGTACCAACTATCTTCACCTTATGTGTCAATGGTTCGCTACCACGACAAGGATCAGGACCTACTCTACTTACCAGAGCGTAAGAACCTAGTCTTATCTTCAACACCTAACATTCTTGGTAAGTGTATGGCACGTACCGTAATGCGTTCATCCTTAGACGGAGAAGCACGCGGTCAGTTTGATGATGTACTCTCAGTACAACTCGCTCGTGCTCGCTTTGCTATCTTGCAGATTCAAGCAGCTGAGAAGTCTATCCAAGCACCTATTGCTATCCCACAGGATGTGCAGGAACTTGCTCTCGGACCAGATGCAATTATGCGTTCTGCTAACCCACAAGGTATTCGTCGTGTACCACTTGAATTACCACCTGGAGTCTTTACTGAATCCGGCGTACTAGAGCGTGAACTTCGTATGGGTGCTCGTTACCCAGAGTCTCGTTCAGGCAACATCGACGCATCTGTTGTTACTGGTCGTGGCGTGCAAGCACTACAGGCTGGATTTGATACACAGATTAAGGCAGCACAGGCGCAGTTTGCTCGCCTCTTTACAGAACTTGCAGCACTTTGCTTTGAAGCAGATGAGAAAGTATTTGGCGGTATCCCTAAGACTATTAAGGGATCTGACGATGGAACACCGTATGTACTCAAGTACATCCCATCACGTGACATTAAGGGCGAATACGGCGTAGATGTCCGTTACGGCATTATGTCTGGTATGGATCCTAACCGCGCCATCATTGCTTTACTACAAATGCGTTCAGATAAGCTCGTCTCACGTGACTATGTACGCCGTGAGATTCCAATGGACCTTAACGTTACACAAGAGGAACAACGTGTTGATATTGAAGAGATGCGCGACTCTTTGCGTGTTGCTGTTGCTCAGTACGCTCAGGCGATACCGGCACTCGCGGCGCAAGGCCAAGACCCTTCACAGATTATCGGGCGTATCGCAGCTGTTATCCAAGGTCGCCAAAAGGGACAAGCGCTAGAGAACATTATCGAAAAGGCATTTATGCCAGAACCAGCCCCAACCCCAGAGATGCCACCTATGGCACCAGGTATGGAGCAACAGATTCCAGCAGCAGGTGTGGCCCCCGCTCCTGCCTCGCAGCAACCTCCACAAGAACAAGCTGGTCAGGCCCCTGCTGCTGGTCAACGTCCAGATATAGCCCAACTACTCGCTGGTATATCCGGCGCAGCTTAAGCAGAGGAGGTGTAAATATGAACAAAGGATCACGTGCAGCAGCACCTATGTCAAAGCCAGTTGAAGGCAAGAAGGATACCTCTAAGCCAGCAGGACCAGGCAAGGTTGTACCATCAATGATGCCAGCAGGCCGTCGCGGAACAGCAGTAAAAAAAGGCTAACAAATTTAGTAGAAGGTGTATGGGACGATGGACAATAACAGAATTCGTCGTCCTATACGCCCTTCTGACTTTGTTGTAGTACTTGCAGAAACTGCATATAATTTATCGCAGGTAGCAACAGGATTTTTTGAATCATTATTAGAATTAAGTATTTACCATTCTAACCATAAAACTGAAACTAATCAGGCGTGGGAAGAGATGGCACAAGACCTAGAGACTTTAGAGGAGGACCGATGACAACAGCACCAATGAATCCATTGGCAGGCGTAGCAGGTCCTGGTAAATATTCAGTACGTACAGATAACCTTGATATGGGTTCAACTGCATACGGAGAAGGTGTAGAGACAGCCGCTATTAAAGCAGGCGCTCCACTTGCTAAAACAGCAAATATCCGTCCAGAACAAGCAGCGGTAATTCGTGAGGCTGCAGTATCAGAACCTATTACTCCATTATTTGCTCCAACACAACGCCCTCAAGAAGAAATCACAGCTGGCGTTGACATTGGACCAGGCGTTGGATCATCAGCATTGATGATGGGTAAGTCAGTAGAAAAACTTTCAGATACTTTGGCAAAACTTTTGCCTTACGATACAACTGGTGAAATAACAATACTTTATCAGCAAGCTGCTTCAAGAGGACTTTAATGGCTAGCACAAACTTAAAACTTGCTGCCACACAAGCTCAATTAAATCCTAACGAAAAAAAGCAAGTTGATGCTTTATCTAGTTTGCTTGATACTCACAAAAATCTTTTAGATTTACCTCCTGCTCAGGCTAAACAAAAGTTTAATCAACTACCTGCAGATCAGCAAAATGCTCTTGTAGAATTTAATGGAGATAAGCCTGAAGAAAATCGTGGCGCTTGGGGTACCGCTTGGCACTATACAGGTGGAAGACTTGTAGACGCTGGCAAAGTTGCGTTAAATGCTGCTACAGCAGCGTCAGATTTTATGACACGTCTATATCGTTTTTCTAAAGTTGCAGAACAGTTAGAAGAAGCAAAACCAGGTAACCAATTAAGAGGTTTATCAGGTCTTCAAACAGCTTGGGATGCTACAGGTAAAAGCGGAGAACTTGTCTTTGACCCAAACCGTATTAACAAGGCTAAAGCAAAATACACTCAAGACCGAGTTAATGTTGCCATTAAAGCATCTTCTGGTGTTCCGCTA